CCTATATGACGGTGCATCCTGAACAAACTGCCATTTTAAAAGATAACAACGAGCGTATCTTTATCGGTTTGGCACAAGTATTATTTAACCCTTGGATTGTCGGTGTGGTATTGTCGGCTATTTTGGCGGCGGTCATGAGTACCCTCAGCTGTCAATTATTGGTATGCTCAAGCGCGATTACAGAGGATTTTTATAAAGGGTTTATTCGCCCTACTGCCACGCAAAAAGAGCTGGTTTGGATTGGTCGCTTCATGGTGCTTTTGGTTTCAGCGATTGCCATTGTCATCGCCCAAAACCCAGACAGCAAAGTGTTAGGATTGGTCTCGTATGCATGGGCAGGTTTTGGCGCGGCGTTTGGTCCTGTGGTGTTGATGTCATTATTTTGGCGACGTATGACTGGCACAGGTGCGTTGGCGGGCATGCTCGTAGGCGCGTTGACGGTCATCGCTTGGAAACCATTAACCGGTAGCAGTCTTTATGAAATCGTATCAGGTTTTATTTTAGGCATGATTGCCATCTATGTGGTGTCGCTGTTAACGCCCGCGTCTAACAAAGTCATGGCACGTTTTGATGATGCCAATAAAGCCTATAACGATGCTCGTTAATATTGAATGACAATTTAAACAGTAATTTAAATGACAAAAGGGTGATACAGCTATCGCCCTTTTTTTGTTTTTTATTTTCATTTTTATTGTCAAATGAAAAACAACAAAAAAGCCAAACATCAAAATGCTTGGCTTAGCAAAATACGGGACTTTTCAAAATCCTGGGCGTTAAGTTATTTGCAAATGGTGGCGATGAAGAGACTTGAATTCTCTATTTTTGGTAAAATTCTGTTTGTGGGCTATCAAAATCAATAACTTACATTACGTTACCCAGGATAATTAGTCCCATAGTTAGCCCACGCAATATAAACGACATCAGGAATATTTGAGTATTTTTAGGTATAAAACTGCTATTTTCAAAAATTTGACCCATATCAAAAAAAAAGGTGATAAGGTGATAATCTTATAAGAATTTATATAAATGTATGATATTAATGAAAAAATAATAAAAATAAAAAGGTGATAAAAAAGTGATTTTAAGGTAATTTATCACTCTTATAAAAGGTGATAATTTTATTCCACAACTTATTAATTTTTATAAGTTTTTATTTTTATCACCTTTTTTATCACCTGAAATCACCTTTAAAAGGTAATAAAAATTTATTATTTAAATCAATTACTTAGTTATACTTTTTGAGCACTTATCACCTTATTACCTTTTTTCAAACAAATTATCAATCATTACGTTATTTAACTTCCTATGATTTCAAGCAGCAAACTGCACCAAACTGCAACAATGATTAGTAGCAACAACTGCTGATTTATTTGGCATCCGCTAGTTTTTTACTGCATAAAAATAAGCCTTTTATGTATAAAGCATGCGCGTGGGAGGGAGCGCGAGCCGTGACGACCATCTGACACAAAAAAACCGCTCATCAAGAACGGTTTTAGAAAAATATTTTTTTATTTTTTATGAATCGGTTATAGCAGTCAGTGAGTAATCATTAAATGTGATGAGCTCTTGGCCGACTTGGTTGTTGATGTCCATGAGTAGGTTCTGGATTGGGTGTATCTCGTGCCAGTAGAAAACCTCGGCGGCTTTTTTGATGTCACCAAAGCCGCCCGTGTTGTTTGGTACGATACCCATGAGCTGAGGGGGCACCCGATGCCCTGCCAACTGGTCATCACGGCTGGCGATTTTAATATTCATAAATTCATCTTTGGCGGCAACTTCAGCGAGTGGGATAACCTTAACCCCATCAGGCTTACCGTTGGGCACATACATAAACAGGTTCTTAAAGTTGCCAGCACCTTTTGATTCACGTACTGCATCTTCCAAGTTTTCAACGTCTTGCTGAGTTGTTAAAGCATCGGATAGATATAAGATGTAGCCCGCGTGAGCGCCGTTTTTATAATATTTACGGCGGAACAGTGTAGCGGCTTCATTGAGCAAAATTGCATTAACACTACTTAAATAATCTGGAATACCATACATATCTTGCTGAATGTCTGGATTGAAAACTTGGATAATCTCGTCAGGCTGAAATTCAATGGGATTGCCGCGATAATAATCGACATGATAGTAATTCCCATTAATACCTCGCCGGGTATGACGTGCCAAGCGCGCAGTTGCTTTGAGTACACTCCCCATTCGACTGCGTTGTACCTGCAGATAGCCATTATTAAAGACCAGAAAATTTTGCACCAACGATTCAAAATCACGACGACTTAGTTTTTCGCTTGGCACAAATAAACTGGTCAGTACGTTACGCTTGGTGACCAGGGCAGACGTATGATGACTGGTGGCACGGTAGAGACTGGCGACGGCAGCGATATCATACGGATATTCATAGTACTCGCCGACCTGCGGGCAATAGTCGTATTCAAACAAGCGGCGACCTTCAAGCACGGGTTCAGGGTCGCCAAAACCTTGCATGATAATTTTATTAGATACTTGGTTTTCCATAGGATTCCTTAGCGGTGGACAGATATTCGGGACTTGGTGGCGGCGGTGACATTTTCGGTACTAGCAAGCGGGGCATTGTCAATCGCGTGCATGATTGCCCAAGCAACATCGCTATGACCCGTTTCTTGTGAACGTTTTGAAACAAATGTCATACGACCGCCGCCACTTGTGATTTGTTTTTTGATGGCAATAAAGGCTTTGACAATATCAATATAGCCAGCGTCGAAATGCAGCTTGCGCCGCTCAAACAATTCTTTGGCACGCATCGCCATACGGGTTTTGACTTCAATGCTATAGTTAATCGGGGTATAGGCAGGATAGAACGCCTTGACGTGTTCGGCGACGGCAATACCCGCACCTGTTGTGTCAATGCCTAGATACTCGACCTGATACCGCTCACAGATTTTTTGGATGTATTGGGCTTGCATCAGTGGCGACATGTGATCAAGATGCTTACGCTCCAGTACTCGATAAGGTTGCCCGGGTCGACTTGGTGGCGCTACCACAGCCAAAGCAGGATGATCACCAGTAAATGATGGGTCATATCCAACCCAAACAGGCTTTTTATAAGGATTTGAACCAAGCGGCTTAAAGTCCTTCCATACCTCCCAGCTGTCAATCATATTTGGACTTAGAATAGACAGTGGGAAATAGCTTGAGCTGTCATCCAAAAACACGCACATAAACAGATTATCAAATCGGTCTGGTGTGTATTCAAGTTGCAACTGATCAATATCAAGTTTATCGTAACCGCCGCGCATTGCATCACGAACAGTAACCATGAGTCGCCACTTACCATCCATGCAAAGCATGGGCGTTTTTAACGTGGCATGGCTAACATCAATTTCATGTTTGTTGACGCCATCAGCACCCGTCCAGAATTTATACGCCTCATGCATAACAGAGCTAGGCGTTGACAAATATATCTGTTGATACTGACTCTGCGATGCCATCCCCGATGCCACATCACGAAATTCTTTGAACTTACGAATCCAAAAAAATTCATCCATGATGACATCGCCATGTCGCCCTTGAGCGGTTAAGGCATTTGTCCCCATGTAGTACAGGGTGACTTTGGTATTGTCTTCAAAAGCAATTTCTAGCGGGTCGCCTTTAAACTCTCGCCCCAGTACTTCAAAGATAAACGATTTGATGTACTCAATAAATTGGTACGCTTGGGCTTTGGATGCCGATAAAAAGATTTTATTTTTTTTGGTGCGCAGTGCATTGATTAATGCCCAAATCGCAATGATATAAGTCGCCCCAATCTGGCGACTCTTTAACATCATGAAAATACGTGCGGGTGCGTATTTCTTTTTACCGTTGACCTTTTTGCCGTCTAAGATATCAATCCATTCCTGCTGAAATGGATACAGCAAAATCTTGAAGGCATCTTCTAATGCCTGAATCTCATCTTCTGTAATGAGATTTTTTACTGATTTTTTGCGGTCAGATTTGTAACGCTCACGAAGCTTTGGATTTAAGTCGCCGCCATTACCACTGTCGTTATAATTTTGAATTTTGGCAATGCGCTCAAGTTGGCGCATCAGCTCATCAATTTCCTTATATTCACTATTGCCCTTTTTTTCTAGCGCGACAAGTGACAGCAACCTAGCCTTAAACGCTAAATTCACATCACTAAAGATATCCGCCCGTACCCACCCATCCCTTTTTTTCCAACTGGCAACCGTTGCCCGCTTTTCATCGAGCTGACGGGCGATTTGGGTCACGCCCAGTCCTTGGGCGTAAAGTAGCCTTGCTTGCTCACGTTTTTGGGTTAGCGATTGATTTTGAGTCGAATTGGCGGTGGTATCAGTCATACGCATAGCTTATAGACAGTCAGCCACCGCACCACACAGCAAAAGACCGCAAGTGCTGATTGCGGTCTTTTAAATATTGCTTACAACCTATACAGCCAACAAACTAAGGGCTACTTAACCAAATTTATAAGCCGATACATTTTCGCCGATTAATCTATTGGAATGCCTATGCCAGATTTAGCAGGTCAACGCACAATTAAACGTTTCCGTGTCGCCCGTGAAGGGCAGACAGTGGACGGTCGAGCCATCAGCCGCCAGCATATTTTGGAAATGGCAAACACTTACAACCCAGTCGAATACACTGCCCGAATTAACGTGGAACACTCAAGTGGATGGGGCGGTTTAAGTAGTGATAACTATCCAATTTTGGGCGATGTTATTGCCGTTGATGCCCAATTGGATGAATACACCATTAATGGTGTCAAGGTTCAACTGATGGGCTTATACGCCACACTTTCGGCGCTGCCTGTCCTTGTTGAAGCCAATAAACAAGGCAAAAAACTATTCACTAGTATCGAATTTTATCCGAAATTTGCTGACACCAATCAAGCCTATTTGGTCGGTTTAGCAGTGACCGATATTCCTGCAAGCCGTGGTGTTGAAGCCCTCAAATTTAGCAAAAATCAAAATGCCTTATTATCTGAGCAAACGGAACTAATCCTTATGACAACCCAAACTAACCAAACCCAAACACCAACCACCGCTCCTACCGAAGGTCAAGCCCCAATCGAACAAGCACCCGTGCCAACTCAAACGCCACAGCCACCAGCTCAACCACAACAACACAAAACAGAAGATGGCTTTTTACAAAAAATGGCAAATATGTTTACCAGCAAATCATCAGGCATGACTAAAGATGAGCAAGACATGGTATTGCAAGGGTTTAATACCCTAAATGAAAAAGCCGAATCCAATGCCGAGACCACTGCCCAAATCGCCGAAAGTGTCACCCAATTAACCGCCACGGTGAACCAGCTTAACCAGAGTTTTGCCAGCTTACAAACCAAGCTGTCCACCGAGCCTGTACCGATGACGACCACACCGCCTGCAGGTGTCAGTCATGCTCTCGCCGACTGCTAACCAAATTTTATCACCCTTAAAATCACACAAGGAAAACCCATGGGAAGTTACGCTTTATCTGCTGCCACTCGTATTGCCTTACAGCAATACACCCAACAAATCGCTACCATCAACGGTGCCGAAAACTTTGCCACCACCATTGAAGTGCAACCTACTCGTCAACAAACCTTGATTGAGCGTTACCAAGAGGTCACAGACTTTTTAAAACGTATCAACATGGTCACTGTGCAACAAGCGACAGGTGAAAAACTTGGGTTAGGCAGTGACCAACGTGTCGCCAGCAATACCGACACCCGCATCCAACCCCGTCGTCCGACGCCAATTGGCAATCTTGAGCATATCGATGATTACGTCTGTACTCAAACAGACTACGACGTCGCCTATATGTGGGCAGTCATCGACCAATGGGGTGCTTTCCCAGATTTTCAAAAACGCCTGCAAAACTTGGCGATTAAATTGGTCGCCCAAGACAAGCAAATGATTGGCTTTAACGGTACTCACCGCGCGAAGACCACCAACAAGACCTTGTATCCTAAACTACAAGACGTAAACGTTGGCTGGTTAGAAAAAATTCGTACATTTGCCCCCGAGCGTCATATTGATGAGCTGGTAATTGGCGCAAGCAAAGAATTTAAAAATATTGATGCGCTGGTCGAAATGGCTGTCAATGACCTAATCGCCGAACAATTCCGCGACAACAGCGACTTGGTTGTCATTACCTCGCGTGGTCTGGTCACGGATAAATACCAAAACCTTATCAATCAAACCTTAGCGCCAACTGAACAAGCCGCTGCCAATGCCTTATATCAGAAAAAACAGCTTGGCACGTTGCCAGTCGATACCCCTGCGTATTTCCCAGCTAATGGTTTGTTGATTACCAGCTACGACAATCTGTCTATCTATCAACAACGTGGCAGTATGCGTCGTCTTATCAAAGATGAGCCAGAGTGGAACCGCACCTCTGACTATCAATCAGTGAATGAGAGCTTTGTCGTCGAAGACTATGACAAATGTGCGTTCATCGAAAACCTTGTTATCGAAGCATAAAGGGGATATTGATGAGCAGCTTACGAGACCATTTTGAACGCGTGAGTGCCGAAAAAGCGGCACGTCAAGCCAATGCCGACCCCCGACTATCTGCCCGTGGTCGTCAGTTAAACCGCCCGTCAGGCAGCACCATGACCCGCCAAAATCAGCCTGTTTTTGATGGGCAGCCTGATGGCGAATATCCGCTTGATGACGACAACCCCGATGCAGGAAGCCCTATTGAACTCAAGTTTTTTAATGACTGGCAGTCGCTACAAGGCATCCAATCGCAGGCCAAAAAGAACGAACTAAAAGCCGACTTTTTGCCTTATTACCTACCTTGGATTGAAGGCACGTTAGCTGCTGGCGTTAGCGGTCAAAACGATATGCTAGTTCAATTGATGGTCTGGGCGCTTGATACCCACGAATTTGATACCGCTACCCGCATTGCAGAGTTTGCGCTACTCAACGACATGGCTATGCCAGAACCATTTACCCGTGACGTTGCGACCGTGTATGCCGAGCAATTGGCATCTGAAGTGACAAAAAAAGCGGATAACCCAAGCGAACACACTGACATTTTGGCAAAAGCAATCGAAGTCACCAACGACCACGATATGCCCGACCCTGTACGTGCCAAGTTGTATCGAGCTTATGGTGATGCGTTAAAAGCCGACAAGCCAACGGACGCCATTGCTGCTTATGAAAAAGCAATTGCAATTTACCCTGATGTTGGTTGCAAAACCGACTTATCAAAACTTAAAGCCGCTCAAGGCTAACAGACCCCACCACGGGTAAGGCGGCTTATTAAATTTGTCTGAAAAGTAAATTAACTTTTACCAGCACCTTTTTAATAACTACCGCCTTTTTATTTTGGATAACCCATGCTTATCAATCAGCAAATCAATCATGCCGAAGTACCAAATCCGATTAAGGGCTTGCCATCGGTCTCAACGACAGACTTGGTACAAATGATGCGTATTGACAAGACAATGGGCAGCGACCGTATTGCAGGCTACATCAGTGATGCCTATGACAATATTAATGCACAAATCCCTTACTTGGATGACGACCAGTTTGGGTTTGTTGTGCGCGGTACATGCGTTTGGGAGTCCGCCCCTGCTTTGATTAGCCACCACCACCGATTATCATCGAATATTAGGTCAATATTACCCCGCTGGGCTGACGGATTTCTAACGCTTACCCAATTGGTTACTCACCATCGCTGGCAGCGCACTTATAAGCGCGCCGTACTTAACGAAGCCGCCGCACTCATGGCTGATAACTACATGGACTTTGACACCATCGGTCAGGGCATCACACGCGGCAATAATGAACAAACCAAATCTGACGCCCTGCGCCGCCTGGTCAACCATGCAATAGCTGACTTGACAGGGCAAAGCCGTAACCGTGTGAGGCTGTTATGACAATACAACGCACCACAGCATCACAACAATTTGACACGCTCGACGCTATTGCTTATCGCTTTTTTGGTAATCAGTCAAACGCATACTTACCAAAAATCGTTGAATTAAACCCACAATTTACCCCGCTCGCTATTTTACCTATGCGGAGTACCGTGATTTTACCTTTTACGACAACCGTCGCCAACGTGCAGCAACGGTTAAAACTTTGGGATTGATATGTTAAAAAAATCTAGCCTAATTTTCGACATCATTGGCTGTATGCTTGGATGGAGTATTGTTGCTTTTCTCTGGCTGCTTGCCACGATTAATCCCGTCTTTGCCTATTCTAACCAGCTATTACCTATTTCTACCATTACCAACGCTATGCTAGTAGCAACGATTATCGGTGCGATTGGTGGTTACCTTGCATTCGGCGAAGATAAAAAATTCCCCCCATCTGCCACTAGCGTAGGACACGTGCTTTTAGGTTTGGGTGCAGGATTGTTCTTTACCCGTGGCAGTCTTGAGCTCATGGGTCGTAACAATTCAAGCGAAGACGTGGTTTTGTTCGTTAGCTTTCTTTGGGCTGTCGGTGGATATTTTATTTTGCGTCTATTAATCGCAGTTGCCAATTCTGATCGTATCAAAGCCATTTTGCCCGATTGGCTTGCCAAATTTATGGGGGTGGATAAATGATTTACCTATTACACGTCGGCTTAATGCTACTTAGCATGACCATTTTAACAGCGTTTTTATGGCTGACACGCCGCTATGATGACATCCTTTGGTGGGCACTGCGCTGTTTATTGCTCCATAGTCTGGTTGCAGTTGTCTATATGGCATATGACGCCATGCATGCAGGGTTTACGATGTCATTGAGCCTGATTTTGATTCGCTCTGGCTTTGCTACCTTGACTATGGCATTAGCATTTTTGTGGTTTTTACTGCACTGCGAACGTAAAAATCATCGTCGCCAGCGATTTAATGACCGTATCAATCACATCTTTAAGGATAGCCAATGAGCACACCTGCCCACAAAAAAATAACCCTAGCCCAAATCAAAGCCTGTGCCGATAGTCTTGGCGTACCCTTAGCCGCCATGCGTGCCGTGCATGAAGTCGAATCCGAAGGCGAAGGGTTTTTGTCCACGGGTGAACCTGTGATTTTATTTGAGCCACATATTTTTTATAAGCGGCTCACCAAAAAAGGCTTGCTTGATATCCGTGCAAAAGTGATGCGAGAACGTCCAGACCTTTGCTATCCAAAATGGAAACCAAAGTCCTACGGTAATGAAGGTAGCTATCAACACCAACGCTTGACCGCCGCCAGTCAATACCACCGTGAATCTGCCCTCGAGTCTGCCAGCTGGGGATTGGGACAAGTGATGGGCTTTAATTGGAAAGACTTGGGATACCCAACGCTACAAGCTTTTATCAACGCCCAATACAAAGATGAAGGCGCGCAACTTGACACCATGTGCCGATTTATCCGCCAAAATAAACTTATTGATGCACTAAAAAACAAAGACTGGTCAGAGTTTGCCTATCGATATAATGGCGAGGACTACAGAGCCAATAATTATCATGGCAAACTTGCCGCCGCTTTTAAACAATTTAACGCATGAAATACCTAATCGATCTTAAAAACGACCTGCTGGCACAGTTTAAGCCGATTACCGCCGACAAGACCTTTTTACAGCTCGTCAACGGCAATCTGCCGCCAGAGACGCAAACGGTCAGTTATATTGCCCGCTTTATTTTTACTGATTGCAAACTTGCCGAGCCGTTTGCCGTGTTGGCATTTATCCGTCAGTGGTTTGATGCCCGTGGTCGCAGTGTTCCGGAGCTAAGTTTTGATTGCGATGTCATCGACTTGGAGTCTTACGACTTGCAGATTGATATTAGTCTAAACGACAAGCTCACTTTTATTGCCATCGATGCGGTAGCTGTTTGTCCTGAGCTGGTGTGGTCGGATGAAGCAGGTACGTTTATTAGCAGTAGTATTTTGGCAGGCGATTTCATTGATGAGTAATTTTGGATGAGTGATTTTAGCGGACTGACCGACTGGTTACAGCGGATTGACACACAACTTGACGACGGTCAAAAACAAGCGTTAATGCGTCGCATTACCACCCGACTAAAACAACAATGGTCGCAGCGTATCCGCTCTCAAGTCGACCCAAGCGGTGCAGGTTTCATCCCAAGAAAAGCCAAGGGGCGTAAGTTTCGTAGCAAACGTGTCAAGACGGGTGCAATGTTTACCCGTGCTAGTCGTATGTTGAAAACCGCTTACAGCACGCACCATGCTGAGATTGGTTTTGCAGGTCGATTGGCACAGATTATGGCAGTGCATCAATACGGACAAGTTGCCAGACCGTCCCCGACCGTCCGCCCTGTCCAGTATGCAGTACGTGAAACGGTGGGATTTAGTAGCGAGGATGAGCAGCTTATCATCGAAGAATTTGAGAATTTTTTTATGAATCTTAACTGAAGGAAAATATGCAAGATTATCGTTGCAATGTCTGCGAAAAATTACTTTTTCGCATGACTGGTGAGGCAGTGGTCGCCGTTAAATGTCCACGATGCAAGACTTTAAATACTTTCAAGAATGCCATCGAGCGTCCAAACCATGAGCGTCCAGAACGCCTTAATCAACCCAACGGACGCAGTCATGACAAAAATTCCCTATAGTAAAGCCCCGCTATCATTTATTGGGCAAAAACGTAATTTTATTAAAGCATTTCGCCATATTATTAACGCCAATATTATTGATGATGGTCAGGGTTGGACAGTGGTAGATGTGTTCGGTGGCAGTGGTTTACTCGCTCATAACGCCAAGCATTTACTACCAAAAGCCACGGTGATTTACAACGATTTTGATGGCTATGTTGACCGCCTTAATTATATCGAGGATACCGAGCGACTACGCCAACAAATTTATAGTGCCATTGAACATTTGCCACGGCAAAAGGCATTATCGCAAAATGACAAAGAAGTGGTTATTGATATCATAAAATCCTTTGATGGATTTATTGATGTGCATAGCGTAGCAAACTGGTTATTGTTTAGTGGCAAGCAAGTCCGCACACTTGATGAATTATATAGCAACACTTTTTATAACACCGTACGTCGTAGCCCCTATGAGCAAGCAACTGGCTATTTGGATGGATTGGTTGTCACGACAGAATCCTATACAACGCTAATGGCCAGATATAAAGACCAGCCAAAAACCCTATTTTTGCTAGACCCACCTTATCTTTACACAGGGCAAGGGGCATATAACCAAGAAAAATATTTTGCGATGGTCGATTTTCTATATTTGATGAGTTTGACCCGTCCGCCCTATATTTTCTTTAGTTCGACCAAGTCCGAGCTAATGGATTATTTGGATTATCTCAAACAACTAAATAATGACGACTGGCAAAAGTTGGGCGGTTTTGAGCGTGTCACCATTCAGGCTCATGTCAATCATGAACGAGCTTATGAAGATAATATGATTTATCGTTTCTAATCTTTTTTTTAACCAATAAAAACGTGTCGCAGTGGACACGTTTTTTATGCAAACAAGACTGGCTATCCTTTGCCACCAGAGTGATACTGTCGCTACACCCAACGGCAACCGCCTGAAATCGGAAGCCCTAAAAAAGGAAAACCACGATGAAAACTTTAAAATCTAGCCAATATACCATTTACATTGACGGCGCAAATGTTACCCTTGTAGACAACCACAGCCGACTACCACAGAGCCTATCAAATCTAATTATTTCTACCCACGACATTTTGTTTTATATGGCAACCCAAGCCATGAACAACGACGAAAAAGCCGACCGCCTAAAACAGCTTATTGTCGGTACGCATGATGATAACCTTGACCGCCTAAACAAAATCACCTACCAAGATTTTAAAATCGCCTAATTATCCCTAACCATAAAAAGACCGCAATTATTGATTGCGGTCTTTTGCTTATTTTACCCATTGCTCACTCATGCCACACTTTACCCAATCCTTAGGTATTGAGCCATGACTGCGCAAATTTTATCCGAACAACAACGCCGCTTACATAACATTGCCACCATTGGCACTGTGTTTGACGTCAACCCAGACGACCAAACCATGCGCCTAGACGTCGGCGACAACCAAACCGACTGGTTGCCTATACCTGCCTTGGCGGCTGGACAAGTGCGTGTATGGCGTTGCCCATCCGTTGGTGAACAATTTTTGTTAGTCAGTCCAAGTGGTGAGCTTGCCAATGCCATCCCTGTTTTATCGCTTTACAGCAATCAACACCCAAGCCCATCAAACGACCCTAACGAAATCCGTGTCCGCTATAACGATAGCGATTTTTTAAGCGTTAACACCCAAGATAGCCAGCTAATATTAAAGATTAACGACGTTATCTTTGATGTTAACAGCACCACACTCACCGGCAATTTAGCGGTGAATGGTAATGTCCAAGTCGATGGCAACATCCATTCAAATGGTGATACCGTTGCAGGTTCGATTAGCCTAAAATCCCACACACATGGCAATGTCCAAAGCGGACGCTCAAATACAGGAGCACCGCAATGATGGATATCAATTTTGCCATGGGCATGAGCCGCACCACGGGCGCACTATTATCACCTGACGACCATCTAAAACAATCCATCTACGATGTGTTGATGACCCCCATCGGTAGCCGTTTGCTGCGCCGTGAGTATGGCAGTTTGATTCCGTTTTTGATTGACCAGCCAGTGAACCCAGCCACCAAACTAAAAATGATGGCAGCCATTGCCACCGCTATTATCAAATGGGAACCACGGGTCAAAGTACGTCAAGTCCAATTATCCATGAATGCGGACGCTACCAATGACACAGGCAACACAGGCGTTAACGTATTACTAGATTTGCGCCGTAGCGACAATACCAAACTGCCTACCACTTTGACACTGGCACGGGGGGCATCATGAGCGTTTATAATGCCATCAACCTAGCAGGATTGCCCTTGCCAAACGTGCTAGAGCCGATTGACTTTGAGCTTGAGGTCACCCGTATTCGTGCCGAGCTATCTGCCAAGTTTGCCGATGATCATCCCATTCAAGCTGCATTAAGTCTTGAATCCGAGCCGATTAATAAAATTATCGAAGTCCTCGCTTACCGCTATGTATTAAAGGTTAGCGAAATTAATCGCAAAGCCCGTAGCTTGATGTTGGCATTCGCCACAGGGTCAGACCTTGACCATATTGGCGTAACCTATTACCGCCTCGAGCGAAAACTCATTCAAGCCGAAGACAAAAACGCCACTCCGCCAATAACTGCGATTTATGAAACCGATGACGACTACCGCTACCGCCTAGCCCTATCAGTTGAAGCGATGACCATGGCAGGGTCAGCAGGTAGTTATGAATTCCATGCCTTGTCAGCCAGTGCCGAAGTGCACAGTGTGACCGTCTATAGCCCTGCTCCTACTGAAGTGGATGTGTATTTGGCTGGGAAAATTGATGGCGACGTACTAGAACAAGCTAATAAAACCGTTGGCGTGTCAGCCCAAGCGGTGACTGATGTATATACCGCGCTTGTCGCCGATGACGTGCGACCACTTACTGACTTAGTGCGTGTCCAGTCTGCTACCGCCAAAGCCTACCGTATCGATGCTGTCGTCTATGTCAAAAATGGGATTAGCCCACAGTTGATTTTGAGCCAAGGCATGACAGCATTACGCCAATATTTGACAGACAACTTTAAGCCTAACGCCCGTGTCGCCACCAGCCGTATCATTGGGGCGCTAGACGTGATGGGTGTTAGTCGCATCGAACTCAACGAACCAAAAACCGATGTCATGACCGCCATTGGTGAAGTGGCTCACTGCACAGGCTATAACATCATTGCCAAATCGGAGGGTACATGATTTATACCGCCGACCCTACCCAGCCACCAATCGCTATCAATGAACGCTATCAATCGCTACTCCCCGCCAATAGCCGTCCACTGGAGCACGCTCTAGCAGGAGCAACCGCCAAGCTTGAGCCGATACCAGTACCGTTTGACACTATCTGGGACGTAGACACCGCCCCCGATAGTTTGTTGCCTTACCTTGCCTATGCTTGGAGCGTGGACGAATGGAACGACAACTGGACAGATGACACTAAGCGAGAAGTCATTAAAAACTCGTTATGGGTGCATGAGCGTAAAGGCACATTGGGAGCAGTCAAGCGGGCATTACTGGCGATGAAATATGATGCCACTGTGATTGAATGGTTTCAAAAATCACCCCGTGGCAAAGCAGGTACTTTTAGCGTCGAGGTACACCCAACGACAGGTATTATCGCTGACAATATTTTACAAATACGAGCCATGATAGACGCGGTCAAACGCTTATCCGCTCACTACGACGTTTATCTAGGTTACACCTTACCCGCTGTTATTGCTGCCTATGCCGTCCCCGTGGTCGGCGTTGAACTTACTGTTTCCACCTAACCAAAGGACTTTATTATGTCAAACTTATGTCAACCCCAAGGCGTTATTTTAGCCGTTGCACTTGCTGTCGCTATGCCTTTTTATCCTATTGAGTTTAAAGAAGACGGACAAACGACTATTCCAAATCTAGTCAATATTGACGGCACAGGTCACTCGGGCACTGCCGAGCTGGTCGTCAATGACGGGCTATTACGCACCCATCAAGACAGCATGGTATTTGCGGTGGACAATAGCGGAGGCGAAGAGCTTGCGCTCAACATCCATATCGCCAAACAACCGATTGTTGATATTGCCAAAGCCAATGCAGACAAAGCCAATTATTTTATCGCCAGTTATCCACTAATCATCAAGGCTAACGAAAAACGCCACCTTGAGCTGCGCTTGATAAATGGTCAATACGTGCTCAGTGACCGTGGCCTAGACTTACCAACCGTTTAATCAACCGACTTAATACGACTATGAGCTATCAATTACTCTTAACAAACGCTGGCGCTGCCAAAATCGCTAGCGCCAGTAATGCAGGTGGGACACCCTTGCATATTACTGACTTTGCGGTGGGACAAGGCGTCAATGTCGATTTTAGCACACGCCTTGATAAGCAAACCTTGGTCGCCAAGCGTTACCAAGGCAAGGTCGAATCTGTCAATCTTGTCGCGCCAAACAAGTACGAGATTGTGTGTGTCGTCCCCGTTGCCGTGGGTGGTTTTACCATTCGTGAGTTTGGATTGATTGATAGTGATGGCGTATTGGTTTGGGTTGGCAGTCTACCAGAGGTACAAAAACCAGACGCTACCAGCACTGCCGCGGTTGATTATCGACTCAAAGCGGTGGTACAGATTGATAACCCTGCTGTGTCGATTGTCGTTGATACCAATGCAGTAACCGCTACACAGTCGTGGGTCAATGCCAATTTTGTCAGCAAGCCACAATTTGCCAGTTTTTTAGAGCTTTTATTCCCACTCGGCTATGCCTACTGGTCATCGGTTAATGAAAATCCCAAAGCAAAATTTGACTTATTGTTCGGTTATGAAACGTTTTGGCAGCGTCTGGAAGGTGTTGAATTATTGGCGGTCAAAGATAGCGACCCACAGATTAACGCCGCAAAACGCTATATCGGCAAGACAGGTGATGTGATAGCTGATAGTACGACGCCAGACCAATACCGAGGTTATACCGAATATCTATGGGTGCGTGTCGATGGCACAAAACCCCCTGTTAAATACGATGGAAAATACAGCTACGACGGCTCTGCACAGTACCAATAAAGGATAAATTTATGAGTAATTTAATGTTGACCGCCCAATGGCATGACACGATTAATCAAGTTGAAACATCCGAGCCGATCACAGGCGGCGCGGAGGGTAATGCCAATTTAGCGACCAAGCAGCTTGCTGAAAGTTTGCTTTGGCTTAGACAGCAATTTGAAAACAAAAAATCAGAAGCTTACAAAGTCGGTGATATCTACATGACAACCATCGACCATGCTGACCCTGCTGCAGTAAAAGCCCATCACGGCTATGGGACATGGGTACGCTATGCAGAAGGTCGCGCACCTGTCGGTTTTAGCGATAATGCTAGTGATATCGCAGAATACAAAACAATGGGTAACACGTTTGGTGAAAACACCCACAAACTCAAAATTGAAGAGATGCCGAGTCATAATTTTAATATCAATTTTGTGACTGGTGGCATTGGTGGTACTGGCAGACCCGCGACTGAAAGCACCAGTAGTGCAGCAGCAAATTTGAAGACCGATTCGTTAGGTTCTGATGTGCCTCACAACAACATTCAACCCTCTATCGTTACAGGCTATTGGCTTCGCACCGCTTAACAATACAAGGAAATAATCATGGCAAATCCTCACCACGGCATCACTGCCCAAGAACTCACCCAAGGCATTTTGCCCATGCAAAACGCCAACATCAGCGTAATCGGTCTAATCGCCACGTCGACCGATGCCGATGCCACAATGTACCCAGCCGATACCCCAGTATTACTAACAGGTATCACCAAAGACAATATTGATAAAGCAGGCACCCAAGGCACGCTCAAAACATCATTGCAGACCATCCGTGACATCACTAACCCAACCGTGGTTGTCATGCGTGTGAGCAATGCTGATAACGTCGATGTGTTAGATGAGCTGCTCGCTTGTCAATCACGTTTAGGCGTCATGCCAAAAATCCTAGGTGCGCCTGAGATTGATACCCCTGCTGTGGTGCGCAAGTTGGTCAGCATTGCCAAGCGCCGTCGAGCTTTTGTCTATGCGTCGCCACGCAAAGATGACGGCACATTGATTACTGATAAAACTGAGATTGCGGCATATCGCGATACTTTTGGCGACCGCGAGTTGCATTTAATTGAAAATCAATGGGGTAAGCCGCTGGGAAAGTAGCTGCTGGTAAGCGTGTTGTTTATGCCAGCCGTCTTTATCCAACGTTGATTGCAAAAGAAGACGCGTATCAGCCGACAGTTAAGCCAATGGACATAACGCTTCAAGATATCTTAAAACGTGGTTATGGTGAAGATGCTTATCAGCCGAACATCAAGCCGTTAGATATCACCATGCGGGACATTGTGTTAAGTAAACAGGTTGACGATAAAGATGCTTATCAGCCTACAGTGAAACCACTAGATATCACGCTTAAATCAATCGTTAAAAGTGGGAATGTTGACGATAAAGACGTTTACCAACCAACGATTAAACCGCTTGATATCACGTTAAAACGGGTAGTGGTTAGTAACAATGTTGATGGCGACGCATATCAGCCGACAGTTAAGCCACTAGATATCACATTAAAAACAGTTTAAGGAATTATTATGCAAGCAAATATGGGCGTGGCCGGTGAGTTTCGTGTCGTAGTGAAACGAGCCGATGGCAGTACAAAGATTGATACTGGCTATCAAAAGAATTTGATTTTGAATCAAGGATTGGACTTTTTTGGCGGTGGCAAAGGCACGGACATGATGGCGTATTGCGTCATTGGTAGTGGTAATAGTCAGCCTTCTTATACGCAAACTAAGTTAGATACCGCTGTAGCAGGAGTTAGTGGTGCTACTTTTTCAACTAAATATGATTATGATGCAGCGCGAGATGGCAACCTATATAAAACTAATAAGGTCAACAAATACTCATTTACTGGACTAAATAATGTCAATATTAGTGAGCTAGGCTTAGCGTCTACTTATAGTAATGCGACCACTTATTTTCTTTGTACTCGTGCGTTAATTAAAGACAGTCAAGGGAATCCTACGACTATCACTGTTTTAAGTGGCGAAATTTTAGAAATTTATTATAAGTTATGGGCGGTATACGCTACCACAGATAAAACTGGCACTTTAAATCTTTTAGATGGGGTCGGTGGTAGTATTGCTTATAATTGGACGGTTAGACTTGCCAGGGTTACGGATAATTTGTCATACGCACCTCAATTAGGTTATGTGCTTAGTTTTGTTTCTGACAGGTGGACTACTTTTAACACAGGCGACCTGACAGCTATTACGACATCACCGTCTGGCTCTGGGGCAAACTTTTACTCAGACAACTTTAAACCTTATGTAGCAAATAGCTATAAAAGAGTGCATGAGATTCCTTTAACTGTAAGCCAAGAGAATAAAGCTATACGTAGTTATACACTCTCAACATCAATGGGTACTTACCAAATCCGCTTCGGTTCGGTTGCTAATGATAGCCCAATCACAAAAACCGCAACCCAAACGCTATCCATTCCTATTGAAGTATCATGGGGTCGCTATGAGGGTGCGTTGTAATGTTGCCGCAAGCCACTGGTCTCGCAACCGTTGAGACGACGGACAACGACAGTCTACTAGCGCCCCGTAGCAAAGCCTATGCACTCACCGAGTCTTGGGAATCAGGCGGTGTTGGTTTATCCGACACGAGTCAAGGCTTAGCGTCGCACATTTGGCGCGCATGGACAGATATCAAGGCTATTTATATTCAGCGCAGTGATTTGCCAAAAGACACCGCAAAAACGCTGTTAGCAGCGCCCAACATCACCGAGCTTGACTTAACCTTTGACCAAAATATGCGACCAGTTTTGACTTATGTATCAGGCGGTATCGCAAAACTGTACTGGTACGATACGGTGAGTCAATCTCAAACCGTCACCGAATTTCCAAATGTCCAAAATCCGCGTGTGTCTTTAGATGATAAACGCGCTTTTAACACTGCCAATTCTGATGTGATTTTTGCCTATATCAATAATGACCAACTTTGCTGTCGCTATCAACGTGAGCGATACGGCACCGAGCACGTATTACACCAATTACCACCCAAAACCGAGCTAGTCAAAATCGGCATGGGTACTGCTAACCGTTTTTTGTTTGACACCAAGGAGCCCAAATGACCCCAATTATCGCAACCGCCCTGGCCTTACGGGCAAAAATTGATGAGACCGACCCAGCCTCATTTACGAAGTCAATCAGCAACGTCGCCATCTCAACCGTCGATGGTATTTCATACCCACGCACATGGGACTTGGAGGACCCAGACACCGAGGTTGGCTTTCTCAACGCCAATGAAGTCACCAGTCTCATCCAGCACGAGGGCTTTCGCTTTTGGGGCAATCGCACCTGTAGCGATGACCCACGCTTTGCCTTTGAGACCACAGCACGAACCGCGCAATTTTTATTAGACACCATCATCAACGGCTGTTTTCCTTTCATTGATAAGCCACTGACGCCGATTTTGGCGCGTGACATTATCGACAGTATCAAAGCGAAGCTACGCCAGTTTGTCGCCAAAGGTTGGCTAATCGGGGCGGATTGCTGGTACAACGAAGAGATTAACAACCCCCAAGATTTAAGCCAGGGCATCATGTACATCGACTATGACTACACCCCAGTACCAACGCTCGAGAACTTGTATCTCAATCAGCGTATCACAGACCGCTACCTTGTAGATTTCAGTAAGCTAATCGCCCAAACGGCGTAAGGACAATATCATGGCAAAACAACTCCCCGCCGTCTTAAAAAACTATAACGTCTTTGTCGATGGCGACAGCTACGCAGGGACAGCAAAAACCATCGAACTACCCGAAATCGTCAAAAAAACCGAGGAGTACCGCGGCGCCGGTATGATTGGTGACATCGACCTTGATATGGGCTTTGAGAAGATGGAAACCACCATCACTTACACCGGCGTTGATAGCCGACACTTTGCCCAATTGGCTAAGTGTGCCGTCAATGACCTACCGATTCGCTATGTCGGCGCGTATGAACGTCAAGATATTTGTAAGCACGTTGTGCGTGAAGTCTATATGCGTGGTTCGCTCAAAGAGTTCCAATTGGGTGAGATGGAACTTGGCTCTATCAATGAACAAGAGCTGTTATATGGCGTCACTTATCTAAAAGTCGTCGATGACGGCGTTGAGCTGTGCGAAATCGACTTTGTGAACGGCATCTGTATTTTGGGCGGTGTGGACAAAACCAGCCAAATTAACGCCATGCTGGGCTTATAAACCATCAATCAACGAGTAAAGTGGCTATTAGCTAGTTGGTGAAGTGATGGTTTACCAAGGCGACGATGGTCAGATTAATACGAAGAATATTAATCACTCGTTTTTATTTAATATCAAAATTTTTCGCAACATAGGAAATTATGCATGAAAGCCTACTCAAACGAACACGCCGATGAAGTCGCAGCATTAAATGCCGATGAAGAAAGCAAAAAACAATCATTACCACAAGACCCAAACCTTGAAACCGTCACCCTTGACACCCCTATTGTCCGTGGCGACACCGTCATCAGTCAAATCACTATTCGCAAGCCAAAGGCAGGGTCATTGCGCGGCTTATCGTTGACCGATGTACTCAAGCTAGAATTTGATGCCATTGCTAAACTCGTCCCCCGTGTCGCCTCACCTGTGCTTGTTGAGCACGACTTAGCGGATATGGACTTGGCAGACTTTACCAAGGTAGCCACAGCGGTGGTGGGTTTTTTCGCCAGTCCAGCGGAGCGAGCCAAGGTAAAAGCGAACCTAGAATCCCAGTCAGCATAGATGACGTGATAGCAGACCTTGCCGTGGTGTTCCATTGGTCGCCCGATGTGTGCGACCAAATGGATTTAGCAGAGCTGATGATGTGGCACGACAAGGCAAGGGAACGTTCAGAAACCAAAAAATAATCTTTAAAGGGGCACTATGGCAAATCTTGATTTATCCGCGACACTCGAACTCATTGACCGTATTTCTGCCCCTTTGCAGTCTATCGTTGCTCAATCTGAGCGTTTGAACCAAGCTTTTGACAAAACTACAGCATCGGTTGAGCAATTTAACGAGACATTATCAAAGGTTAATAGTAGCCGCCTAAACGGTCTTAACCAACCCCTCAGTCAAACCAATTCATTATTTTCAAAAGCCCGTGAACACGCACGGGGACTTGCCAATGATTTAAAACTGGTATTTAGTGCCATTGTAGGCGTGCAAAAAAAAGCGGACAGCTTATCAAAATCATTTGCCGATTACCGCAAAGGTCTGCGAGAGCAAGCGATGGGCAGTATCGCCAAGATGGGCGGCGCAGCTGTCGCAGGTTATCAAATGCTCAAACCTGCTATCGCATTTGATAAGCAAATGAGTGCCACGCAAGCGGTGCTTGAGCTAGATGCCAAGTCAAGTGAACTAGCCATGCTCCGCAATCAAGCTATCACTGAAGGGGCAAGGTCGGCTTTCTCTGCCAGCCAAGCCGCCCAAGCACAGTACGAACTTGGTGCAGCAGGTCTCAACAGTCAGCAAGTCTTTGAATCGTTAGCAGGTACATTAGACTTAGCCGCGGCAGGTCAATTGGAAGTCGCCCGTGCTGCTGAAATCTCAGGTGGCGTGCTCAATGCCTTCGGTATGCAAGCAAAAGAAATGGGGCGACTTGGTGATGTGATGGTATCCACCGCGAACAAAACATCCGTCGGTATCGAAGATATCGGCGAAGCCATGAAAATGGCAGCACCCGTAGCTAAGATGTACGGGGCAAGCCTTGAGCAAACTCATGCGGCTATTGGACTACTTGGTAATGTGGGTATTAAAGGCTCAGACGCTGGTACAGGCATCAAAGCTATTATGGCGCGGCTTGCTACATTGCCAAAACCTGCTAAAGACGCACTGGACACAATCAAAGTTAACCCGGTCAATAAAGATGGCACAATGAAAGACTTTGGTGCCTTACTCAATGAAATACGCACCAAAACAGAAAAACTATCAACTGACCAGCGCATGGATATCTTTAAAGGTATCGCAGGGCAAGAGCATTTTAGCAAGCTAGAACCGCTCGTTGCTGCCACGGGGGTAATTGACAAAAACACAGGACAGGTGGTCAATAAATTTGCGCAGCTGACCAGTGAACTGGAGAAATCAGCAGGCGCCGCCCAGAAAGTTGCCAACATTCAAATGGACAACCTAGCAGGTGATATTGACCAGCTCAAAGGGGCGTTTGAATCCTTGTCTATTGCAATGGGCGGTAAAGGCGGCGTACTTAACAGTACCCTGCGCTCATTTGTGCAAGGATTGACCGATACTATCAATAAAATCACGGCGTGGGCACAAGCTAACCCAGAGCTAGTCAAAACTATTGGTAGTTTGCTACTTAAATTCATCAAATTAAATCTGATTTTGTTTACTATCAAATACAGCGTAGCACTGGTGCTAGGTTCATTTTTCGGTATGCTTGCTCACTTTATAAAGTTCGGTGCAATGATGATGCTGGTCAATGCCATATTGGCAAAATTTGGCATCAGCTTTTGGGGCAAGTTTAGGCTTATGGGGCAAGCGGTAATGATGTTTGCGCGGTTATTTGGTCGAGCGTTCATGTTTTTGGCGCGTCAATCTATCCCATTCGTCATTACTGCTATCGGTCAATTAGCGACCGTATTACTGACCACCCCTATTGGCTGGGCTATTATGGCAATCGCCGTGGCAGCCTTGTTGATTTATAAATACTGGGCACCTATCAAGGCGTTTTTTATCGGATTTTGGGATGGGTTTAAAGCGGGGCTTGCCCCATTAATGGTAACATTATCAAGTCTGTGGTCAATGCTTGGGCAAATCTTTGCACCCCTCAAACCTGTTATCGACGCGATTGTTTTTGCCATTGGGTGGCTTGCCAGTGCATTCATGTCGTTGTTTGCCCCAGCACAAATGACCCAAGCACAACTTGCAGGGGCAACCAGTGCGGGACAATCGTTTGGTATGATATTAGGCACAATTGTCGGACTCATTGGACAGGTGGTGGCTGGACTCGTCGGAGCCTTGGCTTTAGGACTGCAAACTATTGGTCAAGCTATCGGCACTTTCGCCGCGATGGTCGTCGTACATGGGGGGCAAGCGGTTGCCTATGTTGCAAGCCTACCCGGTCGATTTATGGCATTTTTAGCAGGACTACCGGGTCAAATGTCAGCGATGGGTGGTCAAATCATGGACGGGCTAAAAAACGGCATTATGAGCCGTATAAATGGCGTTGTCTCAAGCATACAATCCGCAGCATCAAGAATAAAATCCGCCTTTGCAGGAATGATGGGTATCCACTCCCCTAGCCGTGTATTCATGGATTACGGCGACAACATCATGGCAGGGCTCAACAACGGCTTACTTGCCAACAATGCCCCTATTCAGTCAATGATTCGCACATCCGACAATTTGCGCAGCGCAATGGATACCAGTCAAATCAAATTTGACACCCGTAAGCCCATTACCGCATCAATGGCAAACGGTGGTTATGCCAACGCTCAGTCATCGGCGCCAATTAATATCAATATCTACCCACAGCCCAACCAATCACCTGCCGACATTGCCCAACTGGTAGCACAAGAATTGGCTAAAGCAAAACTAGGGCAAACCACAAATAACACCGCTTTATATGACTTACCACAGGCTTGGACATAATGATTTTATCGTTAGGACAATTTGTATTTAGCGTCGACACGCTCACCTTTAACGAGCTACAACGCTCCCGCTCATGGTCGTTTGCCAACAACGATATCGCGCAAGGCAGACCCCAATACCAATTTACAGGCACGGGCGAAGAGACGATATCAATTCCGTTTTTGATATACCAGGAACACGGCTTTGGCAATCGCCAATCGGTGGATGACTTGGCAGAGATGGCAGATACAGGCGCAGGATATGTACTAATAGATGGCAGCGGCTATATTTATGGGGTGTTTGCCATTGATAGCATTGATGATAACCGTAGCTTTTTGACAATCAATGGTGTACCGCGCAAAGTTGACGGCACACTCAAATTGACACGGGTTGATGACAACCGCATCCAAGCGGACAAAGCCCCTGATAGTGATGTTTCAGAAAGTCAACAGTACTAGGAGATAAATATGTTAGCTATAAATATCAATGCAATTATCAAAGTAAAATTGACAGATTATGGAGTATCTACTCTTAAAACACATCATCTTGAGTGTGTAAGAAATAAGTTTTTTCATTATTCAGATTATTTAGCCCTTATCAAACCGAGAGAAGACGGGTTCCACTATTTCCAACTACATCAATTTATTAGTATTTTTGGGGATAAAATATCAAAAGGTTGTTTACCAGCCGTTGAAAGTTGCCTAATTTATTTTGATGAAAAAGATCTAGAAAAATGCTAAGAACCCCCATCATCCGCCTAACCGCCGATAACGAGCCACTCGACGACGCCATCATGTCACGTTTGATGGATGTATCTGTTACCGATAACAAGTCAGGCGATGCCGATGAGCTGTCTCTCACACTTGATGACCACGACGGCAAACTTGCCATACCAAAGCGTGGCGTCAAACTGCAATGTTGGATGGGTTATATCGATGCTGGTGTCCATGACATGGGGATATATACGGTCGATAGCGTTGAATGGGGCGGCACACCCGACACCATCACTGTAAAAGCCAAATCAGCCGATATGAAAGGCAGTCTTAAGTCTGGACGCACCCAAAGCTATCATGATAAAAAGTTAGGCGACATTGCCAAAGAAGTCGCCACTCGTCATGAGCTGGAACTTGCTATGACTGACTACTTGATGAGCATTGAAGTCGGGCATATTGATCAGACCGATGAGTCCGACCTGCACTTACTGACGCGGCTTTGTTGGCAGTTTGGGGCGGTCGTCAACGTCAAACACGGTAAGTTACTTATCTTTCAGCCCTACGAGAACAAAACCGTATCTGGACAACCGCTTACGCTGACTGTACTAAAACGTGACAAGGGGGACCAGTTCCGTTTTAGTATTGAAGACCGACAAGGTGACGTTGATAACGTACAAGCCACTTACCATGACGCCAAGCAAGCCAAAAAAGTAACGGTCAACACCGACAAGGACGGGCAAAAACCTAAAAGATTAAAGGGCAATTTTAAGGATGAAAAGACTGCTACCGCCGCCGCCAATGCTGAGAAAAAACGCATTGAGGGTGAACAAGGCAAATTTAGCATTAACTGTGCGTTTGGTTATCCGGCAATTAGCACCGAATCGCCGATTGAGCTTCAGGGGTTCAAGATTGAAATTGATAGTTTGAAGTGGACAGTGGACAAAGCCACGCATAGCTATAGCAAATCGCAGGGATTGACCACGCAGCTTGATTTGGTTGCACAGGTTGGCACTGAATTTGGTGAAAAACAATCAGACAAAAAAGATAGCAAAACCGCTATTTAACGAGTTTTTGTTAGTTAGAAATATGATAAAATAGCCTTGCTTGGGTGTGTCGAGATAAGCCATTTACTCCAGTGGTGGACGAATAAGACTGCCGTTTCATCGTGACGGATTTCAGCCCCAAGCTCCTCCTATACTTCATTTGTTTATGATATTGGTCTAATTAAGAAATATTTTGACTGTTTAATAATTGCTGACGTTCTAATAATAATTTTATCTTAATAGCAAATGCAGCTGATTTGTAATTATCTCTAGCTTTTTTAATCTTTATTTCTATGTATGCGATGCCAATTCCTAGAGTTATATAGTAAGTATAGAAAAATGATGGCTCCATCAATTGATTATAATATTTAAGATTAGGAAAAGAAGTAGATATTGCCATTACACCCGTTCCTATAGAGCTTACCCATATAAATATATCCACCAATTTTCTATATTCTTTATAAAGCATATCTTCGTTCAAGTCTGAATCTATAATCTTATCTGGATCATCAACGAAGTCGAGATTGAGGTGTTTTTTTGCAGATACCAAATCTCTAAAGCTAATTTTATATGATAATTTATTAACAATTTCTATTAATTTATTAATCTCATATCGACTTATAGGTTGCTTAAAATTTTTACTTAAATGATGTTCAGCCAATATACTTGATATAAATTCACCTGTTGTTTTATCTAGAGTATTACTTTGAGTTAAATCAGTAAGATTTTTTAAATTACGATTAGCGAAAGAATCGTAATTTGAATAAATTGTTGGCAATTTAGATAAGCAATAAATGAAAAAAATAGCGGTAACGCCAACAGTTCCAAACCCTTTAATTAAGCCTACAAAAACTTCTTCCATAATTATTCTCATTCTTACTAATGACACGCCATTATTTAAATGAATGTCAGGAAAATAAACTCAATAGATATAGTATTGGTGTGCTAAGTATATCTAATAGTAAGAACCCTGCTTATATAGCAGGGTTTTTTTACCAACGTAATTTCCAATAATTATATTTCCAGTCTTTAATCCAAGTAGTAAACAACAATATTAAAGCCATAATCCCGAAGCCAAGTAATAAAGTTCTCTTAAATGGTAATAAATCCATTGAAGGTGAATTTGGTACTAAGACCAAAGTATCAGGGGTATGTGTCAATCCGTATAAACATACAGCAAAAAAAACACAACCAACAGCCATTCCTCGTAGACCATGAACCATTAGGATAAGAAAGCTATACCATAGGTTAGAAAAAAAATTATTCATAATGTTAACTTATTTCTTCCATAGAATTAATGTTATATTGTCAACAATTTAGCAAAACAATTTTGATAATTCAACAATATTTTAATGGGCTTTAACCATGAACAATTTGGCGGAAAAAGCATTAAACTTTTTAATTAATCTACTCAGATGGATATTCGGTACATCCTTAGCTTTCAGTGCACTAATAAGTTTTTTCCAGCACCCACTAGCCAACTTGGTTTTATTTTTTAGCGCCTTAGCAATGATACCGCCTGTTTCTATTTGGATCATGAACAAATTGCGCAATAGGGTAAAGAGCAATGTTATTGCAAGCATAGGCTTTATCTTATCTATTATTGCGGTAGGTAGCTCAGCACCGCCATCCAATACCACTACACAACCCCAAGCACTGGTAGCATCACCTCAGGATAACTCAGCACCTCAGCCTGAACAGCAAACACCGCCAATTATCGTCAAATCCAATCCGACTACCCAACAACCGCCAATTGAACAACCGATAGCAATTAAAAGTGACGCTGATATCAGTTGTAAAGTCGTTGGTGTATCTGACGGCGATACGCTCACTTGTCTCACCAATGACAAATCCCAAATCAAAGTACGTCTCAACCAAATTGACGCCCCAGAAAAATCACAAGCCTTTGGCACCGCTGCCAAGCAGGCATTATCTGGCTATGTTTTTGGCAAAACAATTGGCTTAAAAACCAATGGTACCGATAAATATGGACGTACCATTGCTGAAGTGTTTGTCGGCGATAAAAATATCAATAAGGCAATGGTAGCCGATGGTTATGCTTGGGCATATCGTGAATACATGACGGATAACGACTATAGTGACCTAGAGACTAGCGCACGCTCAAATACAAAAGGCTTATGGTCAGAACCTGATCCAATCTATCCGAGTGATTTTAGAAGGGGCAAACGTGGCGAACAAACCGCCCCTTCCCAAACGCAAACCATTACCCAACAAGTCGAGCAAAAAGCCGTTGCAGATTCAGGGAGCAGTTGTGGCTCAAAACGATATTGCAAACAAATGGCAACCTGCGCTGAGGCACGCCATTATTTGAATGATTGTGGGGTTAGTCGATTGGATAGAGATGGTGATGGTGTACCGTGTGAAAGTCTTTGTAATTAAACTTAAGTCTTAGGTTCAGCTAATCCTTTTAATTCTTTTACAAGATTAATCAATGGCACTACACCATCATCTTCCTTAGCAGAACTGTGAGGCTCTGGTTTAGACAAAATACGAATGATTAAGAAAGTAAAACTCGTTGCAGGAATTGCAAGAATTAAAAGAATATGCCAAGAATCCTTTTCTGCGCCATGATTGTAGACCCAACATCCCATAGCAATATAAAGACAAGTTGCAATAAAAGCTAAAATATAAATTGCCCAAAATAGATGATTGCGACGCTTTTCTTCATAAGCCAAAATACCATTGAGCTGCCTTGTTTCTATTGGTGATAATGTGCCCTCACGTAATTGCAAGGCAGCTCTTCGAGCTATTTCATGATCTGTTGGAACTGTAACAACAGAGCTTGGATTAATAGTTTGCGAAGATGGATTATTATGCTGTTCAGTTTGATTTTCTAAACTCACGTTTAAATCCATCCTAGATTTTTTAATCGGTATTTCATGGCAACTTCAGACACATCGAAAGAAAGAGCAAGTGCTTCAATGGTGGTAATGTTTTTTTCACGAATAAAATAATCAATTGCTATTTCAGGCATAACTATTTCAGCAGCAAAACTATTTGCTTGCATTTCCTCATAGCTTTGGGAAGTATTAGTATTACGATACAATTTTGCATTAGTGTCTAGTTGCTCCCCATGACCAAGCAAATAATGCCCAAGCTCATGAGCAAGTGTAAAACGTTGGCGTTGTGAAATATCAAATCTATTGATTTCACAAATTGGAAGTTGACTAAATAAGTCAAAGGACAATTTTCCAGACACATCTGGGTTATCATCAATTGGATATGTATACTTCACTTGCACACCCAGTGAACCTGCAATCTTATCCAAATCAACAGGTACTTTTCTATCCCAATAACGGTCAAGTACTTCACGAGCTTTATCTACAGCATTAGACATAAGCGACTCTCCTTGTTAGTTAGTTTTCTTTGGTGGCAAAATAGGGTCATAGTTGCGTTCAAGAACTATGACCCTGTGTTTTATTAGATGTTACAATAGTAATATGAGTTAAATTATTGACACTTTCAATGACACTTTAGTATCGGACGACACCTCATGACGGTTACAATTTAATCTGCATATCAAATCAAAATATCAATAAATTATTTTTAGAAGTATTAATCCTAAATTTCGATAATATCAATCGTTTTTGCTATATCATCAATACTAGTATTAATTGTGAATGGTGATTTACCATTCATATAGACACTCGTCAAACTGGCGTCATCGTTTCTTTTCTCAAAATACTCTACGTGATCTAAGTTAATGAGAATAGGCGTATTCTGTACAATATTTAATGGACCATTCAGTTTCTCAGTTTTTAAAAATTTTGCCATATTATTTTCCTTAAAATTAATTACCAAAACCTTCACTAGGTGCTACTTCTAACTGACTACGAATATTTTGATAAGACTCTTTAACACTTACTATATAATAATCTCTACCCGAAATTGAGGTCTTGATGGACAATGCACAGCCCTTTGTAGGATTAGGCTCAATTCGATAAATTTCATTAGCATTAACTAGTGAGCTATGATTTTCATCTTGATAGGTCACTTCAATAAACTTTGCCATTTCCATATTCCTTATAAATGTCTGTTAATTTGTCAACAATATAACAAATTAACTTGCAACCGACAAATAAAAGATTTATGATTTACTCACTACTAAACAATCAGCGGTTCGAAAATCACCCCGTTAGCGTGCTTTTTTTGTGCCTAAAATTTACCAAGCCATTGTTATCATTATGGCATTGGTGGATAATACGCACGTCAAAAACGTCTTATGACGGGTCGAGAGAACCGAATAAAATACCCTATGGGAAATAAGTTCCGCCGCCTGATTGCGGTAGTTGAAGCCCGTCGCCTACTAAGCGACAAATTAACTAAACAATCAGGAGGTCATCATGACCACAATCGCCTTGGCAACCAAGCCGAATTTATTAAGCCAAATCAAACGCCGTATCTATGGCATTCCCCATCGCCGCCACGCAACCAAGCGCATAGAGGCAGCACAACATAACATCGTCAATTACCTGACTAAACCAACCAACAGGCTACACACCCCCTTACCTATCCAAGTCAGCACACTATGGCGCATCATTAATAATGCCATCATCGCAGGGCAATTAGATTTAACTACACTTACCGATCAACCAAGCCAACTTAAACAAGGCTTACTTTATCTATCATTTGAGCGTATTAGTGGATTATTAGACGACGTATCGTTACCCATAGCTGATCTAACGAGCCTCGAATTTCGCACCATCATGACCTTATTGGGTGGCGTCGAAGCAGAGATTATCAGTGAGCAATCAATCGATACCACGGGTCAAGGTGAGCCACGCCTTGCCTACCGTCTACCCATCGCCACGCTAATCAATCTCAATCAACCTATCGTTAAAGCACAATTAGCGGAGGTAGCGTGATGACTTACATTACAAAAGACCAAGCACTTAATCAAATTGACCTATATATTGCGGACTTAGGCAAATGTGGATTATCAAAAACCGAAAAGTTATCCCGCCTTAATGGTTTTCTAACTTGCATGTGCCACAGCGGTGAACTTGACCCTTATTTGATGGGCGATCTCTATACTGATTATGAGAATCGTCTAGCAAATGATAACAATCCTGCCTTACCTTTAGGTGTACAGGAATTCATTAACCGCTTCAAAATCTATTTAGCGCATGACCAATACCAACGCGACAAACGCACCATGATGGACGGCTATTTGATGGCACTCCAACACCAACGCTTGATAGACCCTTGGCAGGCATATCAGATTAGCCAAGAATACGAAAAGGAGCTAGCCAATGCCTAAACTCCCCATCAAACGAGCCTTAATCAACGGTAAACGGCGTTTTGTCGTTTACCTGTTTGACCTTGTTGACCACCTCGAAGAGCTGACCGATTACGACAAATCCTGTCGTGATAAATTGGTCGAGACCTTGAAAGATATGATTAAAGAGGGTAAATTTAGAGACAACATTGACTGGACGTACAACGCCAAACGACATGAAATTGCCTTAACCTTAAGCTCAACCCAAATACTACTAGCCAGATACGCAGACCTGATGTCACAAAAAGCGACGGCGACCCAATCAAACACAGAGCAACCAACGACGGCACAATCAAACGATCTAAACAAAATTGTCTGGGATGTTATCCACCAAATCACCGATTTTATACAAGGAATTAAATCATGACCCAGCAATTACACACCGTAAGTCACGAGCTTAACCGCATCACTAATTACACCGCCGTCATGGCAAAACTGGCAAACCAAGGCTTAAAGGCGGATATTGACACCGCCCAACTACAAGCCATCTTTGCCGACATTGCCAACGTCACAGGTTGGGCATACGCAGAGATGCAAAACATCATTAACAATGATTGCCCATTCGTCGATAATTATGATAAGCCACCAATGCCATCTCAAACAGGCAACTAAATAGTTAGTTCCAGAAAAACCCTTGTCACTTGACAGGGGTTTTTTTACAACAGTGACTTCGCCATTTTCATAAGTCGCTCACGGTCATCAATGCCAAGCCCACGATAAATATCAAGCCAAGCTTGCTCATCAGGTGGCAACACAACTGCCCCACCTTCGACCCGTTGACCGGTCACCACATAACCTACGTCATAGCCCAAACCCCCTAACTTGAGCAAAAATTCAAGGTCGGGTGAACGCTTACCTGTTTCATAGTTGGAAAGTGTGGCAATAGCTACATCAATCGCTTTCAACACATCCGTTTGTTTTAAGCCGAGTCGCAATCTTTCGGAGCGTAGCCGTTCGCTTATAATTTCGTTGTTTAACATTTTTATAAATACCTTATTGACTTAAACATTTTTATAAGTCAAAATAAACCTTGTTAATTTGTTAAAAATCTAGCAAAAACATTTTAACACCTTTTCTAACCAACCCTTTAAAAAAAGGACAATCACGATGACAACCAAAATGTTAGCGGTGCGTACCCCTGAAAGCATGCACACCTACCTCAAAGTCACAGCCTACAAAAAAGGCTCAAGCATTCAAGAATTGGTCAATGAGATATTAGCCGACCATCAAGCAAAAGACCCAGAATACCAAGGCTCTCTTAATGACTTGGTCACTGACTCCCTTACCGCATTGGCATCAATCACCCAAGATGAGGAGGTGTCTCGTGGCGTATAGACAGTATCAAAATATCCGCGACCATCGTATCTATGCCTACCTCAATCAAAAAGAGCTAGACGCATTTTTAGAAGCCATGCGCATCCAGGATTTAGCCATTCAAGGTAAAGCAGCACGTCAGATGATTGTGGAGAGAAGCCAACAAATCATCGCCGAGCACCGTAAGAATAACCCACAGTCAGCAATGAAACAAACTGTGAAATATCACCTTCCACACGGTGGTTTTACCGTGCTAAACCCAACCAAGCAATAGAGGTCGTATGTCAACGGCATATATCAGATGTCCGCATTGCGGTAGCAAAATGACTACCGCACGGCACCGTCAGATGAATGAGCTATTAAAAGAACTGACAGCCACTTGTCGCAATGCAGATTGCTTATTCAGTGCCAGCGTCTATGTCGAGATAGCAAGACAAATCCAACCAAGCCTTGCCCCAAAACCTGAAATAACAGGGCAGCTCCTAAAAGGACAACCACGATGAGTATTAATGGCCAAGTCGTCTCGCGTCTGAAATCCGAGTACGGCTTTAAGCAAGTCGGCGAATGGCTACGTGAAGGCGTTTGCCCAGACTGTAGCAAAAAGTCACTTTTCACCCATGCCCATAGCCCCCGCGTCGTCAAATGTGGACGGCTCAATAAATGCGGTTTGGAAATCCATGTTAAGGAACTATTTGACGATCTATTCAAAGACTGGTCAAAAACCTACGCCCGCACTGAAACCAACCCCAACGCAGCCGCCGATGCCTACCTTAAAGAAGGCAGAGGCTTGGATATCAACAAAATTAAAGGCAGCTACACCCAAGAATCTTACTTTAGTAATTCGCTAAACCAAGGCACTGCTACCATTCGTTTTGCCTTACCCAACGGTGGCTGGTGGGAGCGTTTTATCGACCAAGCAGACCGTTTTGACAAAAAAGCCAATTTCAAATATGGCTACAAAATTAATGGCTACTGGTGGTGGCACCCTGCAAACGCTTTGATGCCAAAAGAAATATGGATTTGTGAGGGTATCTTTGATGCTATCGCATTAGCAGAGCATGGGCTTGCTACTGTCAGCCCACTAAGCTGCGTTAATTTCCCAGAAAATTCACTGTATGAACTCAAGGCAAAATACGATGAGAAACGCCAAACATTACCAACTCTTGTATGGGCTTTTGACAATGACGCCGCAGGGCAACGCTACACCAAGCAATTTATCGAACAAGCCAAAAAAATCGGATTTGAGAGTGTCGCTGCCCAACCGCCGTATGACAAACACAAAAAGCTTGACTGGAACGACCTGCACGAACTCGGGCAACTAACAGACGAGCATCTCAAAAAATACCGCTACTTTGGTGACTTGCTCACCGCAAAATCACCGACCGACGCAGCGGTCATTCGCTATATGCACAGGAAAATTAACCAATTTTATTTTGAGCATGACAACCGCACCTACTGGTTTGAACTTGATACTAATAAATTGTCAAAACTAATGGATGTGCCTGACCATGAGGTTGAAGACATCATGGGTAATATGCCAGACGAAGACGAACAGATGGCAAAGTTTGTTCGCCAGACATCGACCACCCATGAGATTTTAAATGCCAAACTCGAAGCCCTGTATTTTCAGCGCAATGAAGTAACAGACGAATCCTGGTACTTCACCCGAGTCACTACCAACAAAGGCGACAAGCAAACCACTATCACAGGCGACCAGTTATCTAGTCCCAGTAAATTAAAACCGCGTTTGTTATCGGTTTTTGCGGGTGTACTTTGGACAGGTACCGCTATGCAGCTTGATATCATCGCCAAGCACCAAATGGAGGGGCTAAAAGAAGTCAAAACCACTGACTTTATTGGTTACGCCAAAGAGCACCAAGCCTATATCTTTAATGATGTGGCAATCTCTAAAGGCAAAGTCGTCGCCAAAAACAGCCAAGACTATTACAAAATCGGTCGCCTTGAAATCAAATCATTGGCTAATGACCCTGTATTGCACATTAACACCAAAGACAAGCCCGATTTTAGTTGGTGGCATAATTTTCATCGCGTTCGCGGTGCATACGGTACGATTGTCATGGCTTGGTGGCTTGGCACTTACTTTGCCGAGCAAATCCGCGGACTTGATCGCAGTTACCCGTTTTTTGAATTGGTAGGACAAGCAGGTGCAGGTAAATCACGTCTGCTTGAATTTATGTGGAAACTTTCAGGTCGAGAAGACTACGAAGGTTTCGATCCATCAAAATCAACCAGCGTGGCGGTGTACCGCAACTTTGCCCAAGTCGCCAATCTACCTATCGCCCTAATCGAAGGCGACCGTAACGATGAAGACGGCAAAGCCAAGTCGTTTAAAACCTTTGAGTGGGACTCACTCAAAGACGCGTTTAATGGTCGCTCTATCCGCTCTAAAGGCGTCAAAAATAACGGCAATGACACTTACAGTCCGCCATTTCGTGCCGCCGTGATGATATCCCAGAATGAAGAAATACAAGCCAGTGAGGCGATGCTAACCCGTATCATCCATGTCAAATTGACACGGGATGGTCAGACGCTAGAGACCAAGCACATCGTCGACAGCCTGGACCGATTACCCATCGAGCTAACCAGTCGCTTTATGGCGCATGCACTGAAAAATGAACAGGCGATTTTAGAAACTTACCAACAGCGAATCCGTATGTATGAGGCACGCTATCACGAGTTTGGTGTTACCCATACTCGTATTGCCCTCAATCATGCACAAATAGCCGCCATGATTGACTGTTTGCAAATACATGTACTGTCTGGATTGATGACGGACCAACAAGCGGAACAAGCCAAGCAAGCATTATTTGAAATGGCGCAAACCCGAGTTCAACGCTTACAAGCTGACCATCCGGATGTCGAGAAGTTTTGGAGCGTCTTCGAGTTTTTAATGTCAACAGGCAAATTTGTTTGTCATACCAACATAAATGACCCAAGTCGCAAAATCGGTATCAATCTCAACCATTTTTATAAAGTGGCACGGGAAAATTACCAAGACTTACCAGACATCACCCAAATGAAACGCCTGCTAAAAAATAGTAGCCGTTATAAATTCGTTGATAGCAATATCAGCGTTATGTCAGTAATTGATGGCTTTAAAACCATGAAGTGCTGGATTTTTACTAAACCTACTGAATAGGAAAAATACGATGACCGACATTATCGACCAAGCCAATGACGTCGCCCAACAATCCATCGAGCGAGCCATTGCCAACGCCCCAAAATTCAATCGCCCATCGTTGACAGAATGTAAAGACTGTGGCGAACCAATTCCACTAAAACGGCAACAACTTGGCGGCGTGACTCGCTGTATTGACTGCCAAGAATACCATGACAAGAAGCACCGACATGGCAACTAAAACATTAGCGCTGGGCACACAGGTATTTAAAAAATTCCAACCATGCCCATGCGATGTTTGCAAAAACTATCGACCTGCTCACCTCTGCATCTATATCCCAGAAGTGGGCATCATCTGCGACCAATGCCAACAAAAACAGGACAGTCATCATGAAAATGCAGCTCTTCAAATCCCATAGAGACATCTTTTTAAGTGCCAATATCAAAAATGTTGTCAGCCACATCAACGCCATCTCAGAACCGGGCACACTCAAAAGCGTTGAGCAATTAGATCGCGATACCTTAATTCGTATGGACGGCAGACTGTTTGACCTGCACGACTTAAACCGTTATTACCAAAACAAAGCCCGCAATGAAGGCTTTACCTTCGGTGACGATTTATCAATACGGGTTAAAGGCAAAATTGTCCCCGTTGTCGCCGATAAGACCAGAACCCTATTGCATATTTTTATCGACAAAATAGCTGAAGGTCAGACCATCCTTGCTTACGATGATTACGCCAAAGACTACACAAAACAGCAATTCATGACAGCCATTAAGCGAATTACAGATAAAATGGAAGTACACATCCAGCGTGAGGATAAAAAATACTATCTAAAACTGCCGTTGGCGTATCGTATCACCAAAAAATCACCAAATGATCACCAAAAAATTACCCATTTCACACAGCCACTAATTAGCGAATTATCAATGGCTTAAAAGTCCACTGGTAAAAATATCACCAAATCACCTTTATTTTTTACCACCAAAAAAACACGGTAGAAACACGGCAAAAAAGCCGTGTTTTTAACCCTTCGTTTGTCCCAAAAACGCGCGTAAAAAGACCTATCCAAATCTGAAATTAAGGATACCTCATGCAAAAAATATCATCAGGCATTGAACCGCTCAAAACCGCCATCAGAATCTGGTGGAAAATCGACGGTGAGCGTCACCGCGAGACTATACATAACAGCCCACCCACCGATGCCAACCTTGCCGCCGCCAAAGCCACTGCCGACATGATAGCCCAGCAACTGCGCATGGGTATTTTTGACCGTGATACCGTATTCCCCGACTCATCAAAAAGAGCTGACCGCTATTTTGGATACTATATCCACCAATGGCGAAAAGTTGAGACCAACAAAGTCGCCAAAATATCGTTTGACACCTATGACAGCAAAGTCAAAACCCACATCGAACCATATTGGGGCATGAAACCTATCGCTAAGATTGGCGTAGAAGATATAGAGGAATGGGTTTATAACGTGCTATTACAAAAACTCTCTACCAAAACAGTTAAAGAAATAATAATGTTATGGCGCAAAATTTACAGCTACTGGGCACGCCATCAGAAAACAGTCAATGATCCGACCCAATACATTACATTGACCCAAGCAGACCCCGATGACATCGACCCGTTTGACCGTGACGAAATAACCAGGATAGTGTCATATCCGACAACACCGACATTGAACAACCTTTATACCGTCATGCTTTGGAGCGGTCTATCATTTCACGAGTTGATAAGTTTAGCGGTTGAAGACCTAGATTTACAAAACGGCTGCCTATTTGTTAACCGCAGCTTTGTCCGTGACCAGTATCGCGTCACCAAAAACCGCCGCCGCAAACGCCAAGTTGATTTATTGCCCGAAGTTATCAACGCCTTACAATCACAAATCAACCAAGTCAAAGATAATCCCAAAAATACAATCGCTATAACAGACCGCGACAACAAAAAAGTAAAACCCCAGACCCTCACATGGCTTTGGTACGACGACACATTAAAAAACCACTTTACATACAGCCAATTATGCCGTCGTTGGAAAGCCCACCTTGAGACTTGTGGCGTACGCTACCGACCACTTAACAACGGCAGACACACTTATGCAAGCCAAGTGCTATCAACAGGTGCAGTGACAGCAGAATGGCTTGCCAATCAGCTTGGACATACCAACACTGACATGATTCACCGTCACTACGGCAAATTTATTCCCAAGGACGCAAACCACATCATAAAAAACCTAGCCAACGCCCTGCAATAATTTCACCACACAAAAAAAGCCACTCAAAACGAGTGGCTTAATTTTTTGACCATATTACAGCCCATATAAACACAAAAACCTCACAACTGCAAAAACAGCGCGAGGTCTTATGTACCAATGGCTTCAATCAACTATCTTGGAACTTATCAGCCCACCAAAATCACCTTCGTGGGCTACAAACTCCGCAAACCGTTGCTATAAGTGGCATATGTGGTGGCGATGAAGAGACTTGAACTCTTGACCTCACGATTATGAGTCGTGCGCTCTAACCAGCTGAGCTACATCGCC